GGTTTTACCCCCTCCTTCCGTATTATTTATTTTATTATGATTGTCTTACGATATCAGCTCCAACTCCTGTTTGAACACCTGCTGAGTAACGAGCAACTAATCTCATATTGTCGCTTCCGTCAAGATTAGCCATGTCCATCAAAGTGATTCTAGTAGCATCTGAAAGTAAGTCAGTTCCAAAGAACATGTTAGACTTCTCTGCTGCTACTAATTGATTGTCAGCCATTCCGTTACATACAGCGATTTTGTACCCTTCAAATACAGGTGCATAATCTCCGTTCATGTTGTAAGCATTAACATATCCTAATGTAGATACTGCTGATACATATAAAGCGTAAGTCTTAGGACTCATGTATATATGTAAGTCTTCTTTTCTCAATACTGCTGAGATGTTAGCTGCCATGTCAGCAGTTAAAGTTTGTAAGTTAGCTATGATATTACCTGCTACATAAGCTGCTGATGCTGAAGATTGAACAACTGTTGCGTCAACTCCCGGTAATAAAAGACCTGTAGCTGCTCCTAAGAAACCATTGAATTTCCCTGCTACAGCAGTTCCTTCCCAAATACTTTCTTCAGTTGCTTGTGCTATGATTTCACCCATGTAAGAAATTACATAGTCATCAAAAGATGCAGGTGGTGGTGCTCCTGCTCCTGCTCTCATTTGTAGAGCTTCCCAAGAATCTAGTAATGTAGATTTGCAAAGGTCTAAGTTGATTTGTAAATTTTTAGGTTCTAATACTTTTTCAGTAAGTGCTAAAGTACCTGCATCAGTAAAGTCACAAGTTGCATCTGCAACAAGTCCTGAACCTGCCATTCTTTGAATATTAGACTTATACTTGATGTTTTCAATCATAGTTAAGTAGTCTAATGAGTTTGCTTGCTTGAGTGCTGCACTGATATAAAATCCTGCTGCCTTCCCCGCAAAATTGCTAGTCGTTGTAAAAGCCATTTTTTTGTTTTTTTTTAATTAATATTATTTATTTAAATCGTGTAAGAATTTTTCTCTTCTTGACATTTTGTTGTATTCTGTTCTTGAAACAGGTTTTCTGTCTGAACTGAACTTGTTTACATCTAAAGGTGCTGATGCAGGCTGTGCTGCTAACTCAGTCTTTAGTTTTTCGTTTTCTTCTTTTAACTTAGTTAATTCATCTTCTGCTGAGAATTCAACTACTTCTGTAGTTTTAATAGACTTAGGATTTGTAGAAGGCTCAACAACTTCTTCTGATAATTCTTCAGACTCTGTGTCTCCTTCTCCTAATCTTTCTTTTATATCAGCGATTGCATCCATTAAATTATCAACCTTGTCTTTCATTTCTTCGTAAGACTTAGCCCAATCAGCTTTTTCAGCATCAGTTTCAGGAAATGCAAACTCAACAGCTTCAGCTAATTCTTCTTCTTTTACTTCTTCAGTCATTTCTTCTTTTTCATCATCATATCCCGCTTCAACTTCTTCTTCTGTTTCAGACTCGATAACCTCAGCCACAATACCTTCTTCTTCAACTCTGAAAGATACGCCTGTGTCAGTCTTGTAAGTTCCAACAGGTAATAAAATTGTAGTTCCGTCTTCAGTTAAAACTGAGATATCTACACCTGCTTCTAATTCCTCAGCAGTAGAAACAAAAATTGTTCCATCTTCTGATTTTGCTTGCCACTCTAACTTAATTGTTTCTTCTTTGTTAAGACCTAGAGCTACTAAGATTTGTTCTTTAATGTCCATAATTTCTTTTTGATTTTATTAGTGTTTGTAATATATAATAGATAAACTATTACTTTGTTTGATTTTCCTTAATTATTTCATTTAATGCTGAAAGAATTTCTTCATTTGTAGGTGCTTTTTCTGACATCTTTTCCATTTTGTCTGTAAAGTAGCCTTCAATTGAAAGACCTTTAAGTTCACCATCTTTGATTTTATTCCAAAGTTCGTCATTCTCTATCTTCATTTTAACAAACCAAGTGCCATTAGGTAAGTCGTAGCCATATAACTTAGACTTGTCCATATCACCTTCCTTAATCCAAGATTCAACCGTTAGAACGCCTGAAACTCTATCTTGATGTTGATATGTAGCTTTGTGGTGATTGTTATGCTTTAAATATAATTCAGATGCTTTTCTAACTGTATCAGGACTAAAGTAAACATAGTAATCTGAATCTGTATTAGGGTTGTGTCTAAATATTTGCTTATTAGGAATTAAAGCAGGACTAACCAACATTCTTTTCTCCTCATCAACTTTAGCAAATGTTAAGTTGTTCTTTTCTTTTCCAAAATAAACAAAGTCTTGTTCTATTGCAGGTGAAGTTACTAAGCTGATTGCATCAATAGCTAGTTCTTCTGAATCATCTGAAATTACTAGCTCTACAATAGATGTAGTCTTTTCGTAATAGTCTTTATTGGCTTCTTCACATTCAGCTACTGAGTCATAAGTACAGCTTCCTGTTTTACCCCATTTGTATTTTCCGTTTTCGCATTTTTCGCAAGGCATAGTATATAATATATTTAATTAATTTTTATTTGATTTTAGATTGTAGCCCTTCTTCTAATATTGGCTAGTTGGTTTTGACTGTTAGTCATTTCATCTGTAACTACATAAGCACGTGTTGGTTCAGGTTCTACTCCTGCACCTAACTCAAAAGCTCCTGACATCATTTGTGGCGCAGGTGTTGCTGCTGCTGCTGTTGCTGCTCCTGCTCCACCTACACTAGCACTACCACCTCCTCCTTCTCCACTTGTACTAGTACTTAAAATCTTTTGTATTTGTGCTGCTGAAAAAGCTGCTGCTATTCCTGCTTGAACAATTGGGTAACCGGGGAAAAAAGCTGTGATAGGTGATTTTTGAGCTGTAGTATGTGCATTTTGAACCGCTTCTATTCCTGAAATAGTTGCCTGTGCTACTGCTGCTCCTTTAGCTATCTCGCTTCCTTCTCCTGCTATTTTTTCTATTTGTCTCAAGCCTGACTTAGCAAAAGCAATTTTAGTTTCTTTAACCTTTTTTGCATTTAGCTCTTCTTCTTCTGCTTCTCGTTTTGCTTTTTTTGCTTTTTCTTCAGCCTGTTCCATTTGCTTATCAAATAGGTCTTGAGCTGCTTTCTTTTCGTCTTCTATTGCTTTTAATTTTGCTTCCTTTTCGTCTTCTATTTCTTGTAATCTAGCATCTTCCCTTTCTTGTCTTTTTGCAGCAACTTCTGCTTCAATAGCATTTATCTTATTATTAAGCTCTATTTGTTTTGTTGTTGACTCTGCTCTTATATCAGCTAGTTTTATTAATAACTCAGCTTCTTTGTCTAAATCTGCTTGCGTATTTTCACCAAGAGCCATTTCTTCTTGTTGTAGCCTTAACGCTTCTTTTGCGTTAGCTACTCTTTTATTAAGTAAATTATTTTCTATGTTAAATGCTTTTTTTGCTGCCCCTAACCTTTCTTCTTCTGATTTGCTTACATCTTCTGCTATTAATTTTAACGATTCAATTTCCGCTCGTCTTTGTGCAGTTTCTACATTTAAATCCCTTTCACTGTCTCTTAAAGCTATGAATGCCTTTTTAAGTGCAATAGCTTCCTTAGTATCATTAGCAATTTCTTCACCTATTCCTGTAAATGCTCCTTTAACATCTGTCAATGCTCCTTTAGTATCACCTTGAAACAACTTAACAATAGCACCCCCAACCTTAGAAAGCCTATCAGTAAGAACATTAACAGTAGCACCCAATCCTGCAAATACTACTTCTAATGCTTCTGCTCCTCTTTTAGTTTTTGTCAATAATGTAACTAAAGAAGTAAAGGCAATTACTAAAGCACCAATTCCTGTTGCAGCTATTCCTGTTTTAATTACTCCAAATAGCGTTTTTGCACCACCTATTATATTACCACTAAACATTTTCTTAAAACCAACCCCTGCTAATTTAGCCTGTAATGCAACTTGCTTAAGACCATTGTTCATTATTTGAGCTACATCTTTGAATTTCTGTTTAACACCACCAACAGTAATACCAAAAGCACCAAAGTCATTAGTTAATTCTTTAGTTTCTTTAGATACTTTACCAATATTTGATTTTATCTCTGCTTCTAAAACTACTTTATCTGCCATTTTTTTATATTTTTTAAAGTGCTACTCCTGTTTTAATTTGTGTCAATACCATATCACTACACCATTCTATAGTCATGTCTGTTGCTCCTTTTACATTTACTTTAAGTTTTCCTGCTGTAGTCAAAGAAACCGTAGGAGCCCATCCTGTAACTGTTCCTGAATTTTTAATTGGGTCTCTTTCTCTTGTTATACTTACAGTTCCTGATTTATTTATCACTACTCCTCTTTCAACCCAACTTGCAAAATCACCCGCTGAACCTGCTGCTGAGCCACCTACCCTTACTGCTATAATATTAGCGTGAAAATACATTACCGTATTCTCAGGGATTGTAAAGAAACTTTCTGTAGTATTGTTTAAATAACTAGACTTTACTACTCCTTGTGTTGTTTGAAGCCCAAACATTAAATGCATAGATTGTCTTTCGCCTAAATTATCTGTAGGGTTGTTACCCCCTAAGACTATTTGATTATCCGCTGTCGCTTCTCCTGAAGTACCATAAACAAAAGCATTGTTTACACTATTAGCTATTTGATTTTGATTTCCTACAATAATGTTGTTTCTTGATAATCCTTTTACTGAATTATTCTGACCAATTATGTGAGTGTTGTTAGTTCCTGTTTCAGTTGTATTTCCTTCTCCCTGAAATTTATTATTTATGTTGTTAAAGCTTCCGTTAAGATTTGTGTTGTATCTAAAAGTAGAACAAGTTCCTGAAGCTATGTCGTAAGTATATCCATACGCTTCACATTGTAATTGGTTAGGTACTATTTCATTTGTTCCATCTGTAAAGATTACAGTTCCACCTACTGTCGTTCTTG